CCTACTGTAGAAATAAAAAGTGATGTTTTAGAATATAAAAACTCTTTTATTCAACGATTTAAAACGAATGACAACATTTCTACTTTTGATATTAGTTATAATTTTACTAATATTTCTGATGCCCAAACCAAAAGCATGATTCACTTTTTAGAAAATAAAGGTGGTTATAGAAGATTCGAACATCAAATACCTTCAGTTTATAATAGACCTAAAGTTTACTATTGTAATAGTTGGTCACATACTTGGAACTATGCGAATTCCAACACTTTAAAGGTTGATTTCAAAGAAGACCCATTGGGTGTAATTCCAACAGGAACATAAAATGGCTAGAAACATAATAAAAAGTTATAATTCTATAGTAGCTACAAACAATTCTACTTCAGCTTTCAGAACTGTGAATCAATCCATGTTATTGCATAAAATAACACAGGGTTTAGAATATTCTATAGGATATGAAAGACAACAGTCAAAGCAAATTGGATCTCAAAATTTATCTACTAATGATATTTTTCGACAGCCAGATGTTTCATTAAATATTACATATATTCCTGAACCTAATTTTTCTAATGAAATTCAAGGAAGATTTATTGACTCAAGACCTGCCTCATATAATTGGAATAAATTTGTAAACTTTTTTAATACTAATGACGTAAGTGATTCTAATAATTTTTATGTATTAATTACAAAAAATGCAGAAGATAGTTTTTTAAACAAACTTCAATTTTTTAGCTTGCAAGATTTTGATGGAAATGAAGCTATCGCTTTTGGTAATTGTTTCCCTACATCTTATAGTTTAAACTATTCTGTAGGATCTTTACCATCAGTTAGCACTCAATATATATGTTCTAATGCAGTCTTTGATAAATTAACTGGAACATCTATGCAGTCTCCAGCCATAAATTTAACTGGAGGTAATAATGATAATGTAGGAAATTCAACTTTTAGTTTTTCTTTCGATCTAAGTAGTACGGCCTTAGAAAAGGCTCCTCCTATAGTTAATCCAGATAATACTAATAGTGATGTTACTTTACAAAATTTACAAGTTGGAGGTCAAATAATTTCTGGGAAACATTTAGTTCAGTCTGTTGATATGAATGTATCATTACCGAGGGTTTCTTCTCACGGACTAGGCAATGATTACGCTTATAACAGAAAAAGACAGTTCCCAGCAAATGGAACATTTTCTGTCTCGTCTCTAGTTTCAGGTTTAGAAAGCGGGGCTATGACAGGAGTTTTAGCTTCTGATCAAAGTTATCAGTTTGATCTAAAACTAGATGCTAGCGGAAAAAATATGATTTATAGAATTGAAGACGCAAAGTTGACATCCTATGATTATTCTATGAATGTAAATGGGACAATGAGTTATGACGCTTCATTTAGTTTTGAAGTAACACAATCAAAAGGTTTGAAAGTAAGTGGAACTTATTACTAATCGTAATCGATTTTAATATTTTTGCTGTCGTAGCCTTTTTCTTTAATCCTGTTCGGATGCTCTGCGCCTTTACGTTCTTTTTTGTAATTGTCGTAAAACTTTTCCTTTACTGGATCTAAGCCCCCAGATTTTTCTGCTCTCTTCGCACTCAATTCAGCAGACAGGTCCATCATATCGCCTATAGTGCCTTTTTTGTTGTGAGTAGCGTCAATGTATTGTTGATTATTAAAAGGGTCTATAGAGCTATCTATGGAGGCGTGGGGGACGGTCCAAACCCTCCCCCACTCTACACCAAATTCGTCTATATATATGTGTTCATCATTCATCCTTTGAAACACCTCGCGGTGTTCATCTGTATCAGGATGTTTATAAACATATAAAGACATTATTTTATATCTATTTTTTTTGCCTTCGCAATTGCTTTTTTAGGCAGAGTTATTTTTAAGAGACCATTCTTTAATGAAGCAGAGATATGATCCTCTGCTACTAAATCATACAAGAATAACTGGTATGATTTTTGTCTTTCTTCAGTTTTAGCATCTACCGTTAGGATATTATCTGTTACTTTAATATCTATGTCTTTCTTACAGAATCCAGCTAATTCGAATTCTGCCGCATATACATCTCCCGAGTCTTTGACTGGGTGAGTTTTAGTAGTTTTGTTAATATCATTGAGGATGTTGTTGATTAATGTATTCATACTTTTCTATAACATTTATCATGCCATTTTATTTTTCGTTGAAAACAAGGGATAAAATAGCTTCTGTAGTTTTTTTGTATGTCATATTGTCTCCCATTTTGACACCCTCTGTGTTAATTTGTCCTACTTTAGATTCAGCTTTTTCCATAGCGGAGACAGCTTCATCTTCAGACCATGTATAAAAAACGCCATTGTTGAAATCATTTTGCTTAGTAAAAAACACTCCGTCTTCACAGGGTGTTGTGCCAGATGATTCAATCAAAATTGAGTTATCTTCAGTCGCCCAATCTTTATGAGATGTTTCATTTAAAACTATACTCCACTTACCTAAACAAGTAGCATTGAAAGCTGGGATGTTCCAGCCCTCCCCTCCAGATAGACCTGTAAGATCAATATCTATAGCATTTAAAAATTCATTCACTTCAGAATTTTTAGCTAATCTGGGGATGATGTTGAGATTATTATAGTTTACACCTTGTGTAACGTCATTCCATACCCCTTGCATTTGATCTTGATTTAAAAAAGGATTGCTTACACAACATGAAAGTTGATATTTAGAATCATTTCCATACTTTTTCAACCAAGTTTGTATAATCTTTTTAGTATGTTTCCTGTTCTCATACTTACCCATAAGGCCGAAATGAATAACATCTTTCAGATACTCTTTTCCAGTGATATGGAAATCTTCATCAAAACCAAGAGGTATAAACTTAGTGTTTTCTAGACCTTTTTCTTTGAAAGAATTTTCCGCATATCTAGAAGAAAAAATAACATTGTCTTGTAGCGAAGCTATTTTTATCTCTAAGTCTGTTGGCTCACTACATTCATAAAATGAAAACAAATGTTGATCTTTTGTCTTTCTATTTTCAGAACCATTTAAATGCCATAGTTTAAATGTAGGAGTATTCTTATCAAGCAATTTCCACCTATTATTAATGGCATCTTTAATATATCTATCAAGATCATCACTTACATCAAAAGCAGATAAATCTGGGTCACCTGTAGGAAAGATGCCCAGATTTACGTCTAGCTTATGAAGCTCTCTGATAATGTTAAAACTAACATTACCAAAGCTTAAACTATTTAAGGGAGCTTCTAATATTAAGTTCATTTAAAATGGAACATCGTCTCCTTGAACATCGCTTGAGCCACTCTCGTTTGAGCTATTATCGCTATCTCCCTCGGACTTTTTAGAACTTAAAAACTGAAGATCTTTTCCACGAACAAAGTATTTACTGAATTTTTTGCCATCTTTTTCCCAAGATGACATGCAGAGTTCTCCATTTACAATAAACTCTCTACCTTTTGACAAGTATTTTTCAGCAATTTCTGCTGTCTTGTCCCAATATTCAATATCTACAAAACACTTAGTTTTTGCATTAGATGTGGAGATACCAGCTCTTAGACTGACTACTTTTTTACCATTGTTGGTGGTTCTTACTTCTGGGTCTTTAACCAGATATGCTGCGGCTGTAATAGAATTATACATAATTTGCTTCTTTTTTTACTTTGTTAATAAATTTGTTGTGGATATTAATACACCCTTGGATACTTAAGTCAAGATGTTCAGCTATAGATCTCCAAGGAGTGAGTTTATTATTAGCCGACCCATAACGCATGTCAACTATTTTTTTTACTCTTTCGTCTTCTTCTGTATCTAGACACCTTTCAAACACATCTAAAGCCTCTTCTTTGTTGATATCTCCAATAAAAGAATCACAACTAGGCTCTATGTAACTATTCTCATCGTCAATAAAATATTCTCTGTTCTTCTTTTTCTTGTTCAATGCATTAAGGCATTTCCACTTAGTCTGGTTAGCTAAGTGAGTAGAGAATTTAGTGTTCCTAGACGGATCGTAATTCAAAGCTGAATCATAAATTGTCATTTCTTTATCCTCGACGATTAAATTTTTATCCAAGACACATTGAGGACTCGACATAAAATGGTTAACCATCGTATGAAATATCCCAGAATGTCGATCTACTAAAGCTATTAGGCTTTCTTGATCGGCATTATCGTCTTGTATTTTAGAAATGAGTGTCAGATCGCTTTCCACTGAACACATTCTAGCATCTGTATTTTCTTTTTCCACAGAAATCAAAAAAAATCTGTTATTATTTATAATATATTTATAAAACGTATACGATACAGTAGAACGTATTACTTTATCTATAACGTAATAGCTAAGAATTACGTTTATCCCGTTTCACGGTTATTATACGTCTCTCCAATACTTTGTCAACAACAAAAAAAAATTCCTAAATATTGTATTTGAGCTTGCTTTAGGTCAGGACTAAGTGTAAAATCTTTTAACCATGATTTTTGAAGAACAGGTATCGAGGAAGCCCGACCATTACCCTTGGGCGCAGGAGTTTATTGAGGCAATGCATAACGGTTTTTGGACCGACAAGGAGTTTAGTTTTAGCAGCGATATCCAAGATTTTAATGTCAATTTGTCAGGAGATGAAAAAGAAATGATCGTAAGGACTCTTTCTGCGATTGGACAGATCGAAGTCGCTGTAAAGAAATTTTGGAGTAAACTCGGAGATAATTTGCCTCACCCGAGCTTAACTGATTTAGGTTACGTAATGGCTAATACTGAAGTCATTCACAATAATGCTTATGAGAGACTGTTGAACGTAATGGGATTAGAGGATGTTTTTGAGAAAAATTTAGAACTCGACTTTATCGAAGGTAGGGTGAAATATCTCCGAAAATATAATCATAAATTCTACAAGGATTCAAAAAAACAATATGTGTATTCTATTATTCTCTTCACTCTTTTTGTAGAGAATGTGTCTTTGTTCAGTCAGTTCTATATCGTCAACTGGTTTAATCGCTATCGTAACGTATTGAAGGATACTGGTCAGCAAGTAAAATATACTCGTAATGAAGAAAATATTCACGCTCTTGCTGGTATTAAAATTATTAATACTATTCGTAGTGAGTATCCCGACCTTTTCGATGACGAATTAGAAGAGAGAATTGCTAGTGAAGCTAAAGATGCTTTTGTGGCAGAAAGTAAAATTGTTGATTGGATGATCAATGGTTTTGATGAAAAAGGATTGAATGCTGACATTCTCAAAGAGTTTATCAAAAATAGAATTAATGAATCTTTGGAAAAAATCGGCTTTCATTCAGCGTTTGATGTTGACACTTCATTGTTGGAAGATACAATGTGGTTCGAAGAAGAATTGATGGGCAATAATGCCACTGATTTTTTCCACTCACGACCTGTGGAATATTCAAAAAATTCTCAAACATTTGACGCTGACGATCTTTTTTAATGAAAAAATATAAATGGCTTAATAAGGATGCCCGTAAATTTTTAAACAACGGTTATCTCCAAGATGGTGAAACCGCTGAAATCAGAGGTCATGATATTGCAGTAGCTGCCGAGAAGTATCTAAAAATAAAAGGCTTTGCAGAAAAGTTTGAGGATTACCTTTACAGGGGTTTTTATTCTTTATCTAGCCCTGTTTGGGCTAATTTTGGCAGAGAAAGAGGTTTGCCGATATCTTGCAATGGCGTATATATCGAAGATCGGATGGACTCCGTTTTAGATAAACAAGCCGAAGTCGGTATGCAAACCAAACTTGGTTCAGGCACATCTGGTTATTTTGGCTCTTTGAGATCTAGGGGAGCTGATATTTCTGATGGAGGAACATCTAGTG